CCCGCCGTTATTGCTCCATGAGAGTATGCCCTCTGCGGATACCGAGGGGGTAAAGTAAGGGCCGGGGTCTCCCTTTGCGCCCTGTTCCCCCTTTGCGCCGGGGTCGCCTTTAGGGCCTTGCTCGCCAGTCGCGCCCTGCTCTCCCTTTGCGCCCTGTTCACCTTTCGCGCCCTTGGGAACGCCGAACGTAAAGGCGAATACCTTTGCGGTATCTGCGCCGGAAGCTGTAACCTCTACAGTAGCGGGGGTTCCCGCGTCAAGGGTGGTCGCTGTGGCGGTAGGTGTGCCGAATCCGGCGGCTGTGCCCTGCGGGCCTTGTGGGCCAGTATCGCCTTTTGCGCCGGGGTCGCCCTTTGGGCCAGTGGGGCCTTGCTCACCTTTTGCGCCCTGCAAGGGGCCGTTGTTTACCCACTTGGAGTTTACGCCGTCCCAGATATATATATCATACGGTTCGCCCGCGCCCACGCCGTAAGCGTCACCAGTGGAGGGGTTAGATACTCCGGCTTGTAACGCCGAGAGAGAAGCGTAATAGCCTAACACGGCAAATCCTTCGCCCGTGTCGCCTTTGGCTCCCTGTGCGCCCTGTGGCCCCCTTATATTGACTGTGGCGGGGTTATCCAGCCCGCCGTTATTACTCCACGATAAATCGCCGTCAGCGGTCACAGAGGGCGTATAGTGCGCTCCTGCGGGGCCTCGTTCTCCCGTGGCTCCCGTATCCCCCTTGGGGCCCGTTTCTCCCTTGTCGCCTTTATCGCCTTTCTCGCCTTCGGGGCCTTGGGGGCCAGCGGGGCCAGCGTCGCCCTGCAAGCCTTTCTTGCCCTCCGGGCCTTGCGGGCCGGTAGGGCCTTGCTCGCCACGGGGGCCTTGCAAGCCTTGTATACCCTGCTCGCCTTTGGGGCCTTGTATTCCTGCGGGGCCTTGTACACCCTGCGGGCCTTGGAGGCCTGTGGGGCCTATTTCACCCTTTTCACCCTGCGGGCCTGTGGGGCCTGTGGGGCCTGTCGCGCCTAACGCCTGGGATACTAAGTCCTGAACCTCGGCAAGAAGCTGTTCCGCCACACTGGGGGTGGGAAGATTGGAACCGGGAAGGTCGGCTATTATCTCAATGGGCCGCGTTCCCGTCCACTTGGCTATGATGTTCTTCTCATCGTTCGCCAGAGTGGCTAAAAGTGTGAGGTTCATCATGCCCCGCTTGCCCGTAAACAGCGGCGTGATATGCCATGTAAGGGTTATTTCTTCCCCCACATCTTTATACAGCACATACCTTGCTTCCGTGCCGTCCATGGGCCAGTACGCCTTTATGGTGAACCCTGCGGCGGCAAGGTCTACATCACGGGCATCTAAGGGTATGCTGATAGTGACGGTATCCGCCAGACTTTCACCCTCGATAACAAGGGACTGTATAGGGGTGGTGAGAAGATACTTTCCGTCAACCGTTATTCTGTGCATTGTTCGTCCTCCGCAAGTTTTTCTAAGGCCAGAATACAGCCTAATTTCGCGTCTAAGTCCGCTTTCGCTACAACGGGTATAGAAGTATTAAGTGTGCGTATTATCGCTTGTATAACGGCTTTCTGTTCGTCTGTCATTGTTCTAACCTCTTTATCCTTTCGTCAAGTTGTCTAATCAGGCTATGTGTAGCCTGTGCGTCAGCCCACAGAATAGCAGGAACGCGGTCATATTCCACCGATTCAGCCGTTACCTCCCGCGTTTCTTTGTCAGTTTGGTAATCTACCAGCCACGGAAATTCCGTTTCAAGCTCTTCGGCGATAAAGCCGTAAAAATAGCGGCCTTTGTCTAAGCCGCTTTTAGGAGTATATGTGACCGCCCTCACACGGTCTATTCTGTCGCTTACGCTGTCATACTCCCTGATATCGTGTACCTCCTTTTTATATCGTATGGAGGATGAAACCATACCTAAAGAGTATCCACCGCCACCCGAATAAGAAACTAATCGAGCATTGGCACTGCCGCTTGCACTCGGCGGGGATGTCATAAAGAATCTGTTATCAGTCGTTAAGTTACCCTCAGCATATAGATTACTTTTTACTGACAGACCGGAATATCCCTCTATATCCACGGCTCCTAAGGTCAGTTTTCCGTATGTATTGCCATACAAAGTGACACCGTTACCCGTAAGATTGTTTCCGTTTATGGTAAATCCGGCAATCGTACCGCCTGATGCCGTAAGGTTGCCGGTGGTCACTGAGCCGCTTACGGTGGCGTTTACGCACGTCATTTTGCCGTTTGTATCTATCTTGAAGTTGTTGTTTGCCGTGACAACGCCGTTAAGGTTTATCTTTGACGCGCTTATTGATACCGCTTCCGAGCTTTGATTTATGGTGGAAATTATGTTGTCCTTGGTGACGGTACTCGACAACCCCTCGGCGGTTATTTCAAGCTGCGTCTGCATATTCTGCGTCCACGTGGTAGGCATACATACGGTGTTATCTACCACCCACGCCGAACCCGTGTAACGCTTTATTTCCTTTGTCGAGGGATTGTACCAGTATTCGCCCTCCTTTGCGCCCGTGGGCGTGGCAGTCTGATTGTATTTAGGGGAGATGACCGTCTGCCACGCGGAACCCGTCCATACCTTTATCTTGCCATCGTTGTACCATTGATACCCCGTGTTCGCGGTTTTCTGGTCTTCGTCCCACCCTAAAGAGGGGTCGGTGTCGGATTCAACGGGGGTCAGGAAAGCTACCCGTGTAACCGTCTGTTTCATTCCCTCAACGGTCATTTCTATTTCATGGGCTGCGCGTCCGGCTATGAGCGTCCGGCGGTTCTCCGCGCTTATGGCGGGGCGTGAGGGGGAGCCGGAGCTTATGTACTGTATCCTTGCCCTGCCCTTAAAGGTCAAGTCCATGCGGTAAATGGGGAAGGTATAAGTCCCATCGTCCGTGACTACCTTTATCATGTCGCCCGCTTCCAAAGACCAATCGCCCTTTGCGTCCAGCTCGACAGGCGTAAACGCCGCAAAAGAGTTCAAGCGGTTATAGATAACCTGTGCATAAGGTCTTATCTGTGCATCGGTATAGCCATACAGCATAGGGCAGTCTATTATCTGATAAGCGTTCGTCCCCGTGCCGACTATTACGCCTATGTCCTTTTCGGAAGCGGCTACCTGTAATTTGTCTATCTTGGCTACCTGATACTCCGATACCACGGCGTTATAATAGTCCGCAGAATTGGCGGTCTTATTAAAGGTGACATCGGCATCGGTGAACCACGCCAGCTCACATACCCCGCTTCGGGATATGCGGGCAAAGGAACACGCCGCCTCGGCTATCCATTGAAGAACTTCCCGGCAGAGAACATCTTGCGTCCTGAACAGCGGCGAATCAAAGGTTTTCCCCGAATTGGGGAAGTCTGCCGTTGAAGCGGGCACGCCGACATGAGCGCAAAGCGAGGTGAAAATATTTTTTAGCGTAGTAGGATACGAAAGAGAATTAAGAAAAGCATCTGCGCTCACATCAAATTTTACCATTCTGTCATGGGCGGTGATGCTTATTTTTTTCGGTTTGAGCCTGTCGGGCTTTTCGGAGATAAACACGCCCAGAGGAACGTATTCGTATTCTTCCCCCACGAGTACGCCTATCGAGGCGGTAAACTCCGTGCCGTCAAAGTTAAAAGAGGATAGCCCCCCGTCAAAGTTAAGGAGTTCTATCCCCAGCTCTGCGGAACACGCCGCGCCTATCGTCAGTTCTTCGTCCTCAAATGCCATGCTTGAATAGGTCAAGCCGGAGATAGAGAGGTTTTGTTCCGCTATCTGATTTTCGCCGAATGTCAGCTTTAGCTTTTGGGGCTTGCCCGACATTACGGCGTTACGAAAGCCTGTGCTTACTGTATACATTTTGCCTCCAATAAAAAAGACACCCGAAGGTGTCACGGGGGGATTCTATTTAAGTTCAAGTGTAATTTCGGTTTTCTCGTCTGAGAGACTGAAAAATCTCTCTATCACTAATTCCACTGGCGAAGTTGCATTTCGCAGCATGAAAGTCTTATCAACCCTTATTGGGGTGTCTGCCTTGACTTCTGTTCCCCATTCTACGCAATCCTTATTGTCATAGTAGTCTGTTTCTAACTGAATTCCATCTTGAAACGCCTTACAGTACGCTACTACATCAAAACTCGTTGGTTCATCGCCATAATTAACGAACTCGAAAACAACGTTTAAACAATCTTCACCCGAATAATTCTTGACTATCGAGTGTGATATATACGTGACCTTAAAATCTCCCTGGTCGAAAACTCCTGGAGTTTTTTCTTTCTCTCGCATTGTTCCAGAAGGCGTGTGAACTGGCTGCGGGGCGGCGCTGTTTTCCTTATTACTTTCCACAACACCGCTGATCTCGTTCTCGCTCTCTACGGAATAGTTCCGCTCATTTGTCTGCTCCGTTCCTCTCATACCACGTGTCAGCATTGACAGTAAAGAGAACACTATCAAGAGGCTTATAACGTAGAACCACCACTTCTTATAGAAATTCTTCTTATTGAAGCTGAGGAACGTAGTGATGAAGTAAGCGATTCCGAACATCAAGGCGAAGAAAGACCAAATAGACAGGTCGCCATATTGGGTCGAACCCGCAAATCCGATGAATGAGCCAATAATCCATATTACCGCTGCTATCAGGCTTCCAATAGGTTTCTCCCTTGTGCTTATTCCTACAATACCAGCTATCAGAAGTGAGAACGAAAGGAGGATACCGATCAAACCGCTTGCTACTGTTTCCTCTGATACCAAAGCTCCTAAGGAAGTAACGGCGCAAGATTGCAACATGGAGAATATAAACAGGACTATGCTTACGATTCCGAGAACAAGTTTTGTAGTGGAAACAGCTTTGCTCTGCTTAGGCTTCTTTCTTCTCCTCTGCAAAAGGTCTGTACCGCAATCGGGACAAAATCTTTTATCCGTGTAACTGCCACATTTCCGACATTTCATAACAAACCCCCTTAAAGATATGTAGTTTCATTATCACGCCTTTAGGGGGAAGTGTCAATACTCTATTACCGTCATGCTCAAAGAAATATACGCCTTGTTCTTATCACCTTCGGGGAACCAGATAATTTCTTCTTTCCTGTCGCCTACATAAAACGTGCCGGAATAGTTACCCGCAAGGGTCTTAGGGTTCGGACAGGTAAAAGGAAAGCTGTCGGAATCGACAGCCTGTAATATCGCCGAGCACAGCTCCCATGTCAGCACGTACCACGACAATTCAACGGTCAGCTTCTGCGCTACCATTGTTCGATTGAGTGTGCCGGAAGCGTCTCTTTCAGCCTCCGTGTCAAGGTCGGCGAGCGTCATATTCAGTTTAGAGGGGTCGGGGAGCGTATAGCTCCCCGCCTTTAAGCCTATATCATATCTATACATCACACGTTACCTATGGCAATATTGTTCATATTGACCGATTGATTGACTATCCTGCCCAGCTTCGCAGAGGGATACAGTGCTATCTCCATATCCTTATCCGCTATTCTCTTGAGCAGGGCTATGATGGTTTGGGTATCCTTATCGTTCAGCCCGCCCATTATGGATTGCAGCTTATCAAGGGGGGCTATGACTTCGGGATTGTTCTTGGCGTTGGCGTATTCGCCTACCTGCGCCAATGTGTCACCATACACCAGACCGCCCTTTGCAAAAGCGGGAACTCCTATGCTCGTATCAACATTCAATGCGCCCTGCAAAGATTTAGAAATATCCGCCATAGACCGCACGGCAGCGGCCTTTCCGCGCTGGATGCCTTGCGTCATGCCCGCCATAATGTTTCCGCCTATTCCGGCGAATACCTTTGAAGGAGAGTGAATGCCGAATACGCTCTTTGCGGCATCTATAACGCTTCTGAACTTGTCTGTTACCCAATTTTTGAATGAAGTCCAGGCGTTATTTATGCCCTGCTTAATACCGTCTATAATAGCGGAACCAACTTCCTTGAGCTTGTTAGCCGCGCCGCCCACTATGCCGAACGCGCTCTTAATCGCATTCATTACGGGGGTGAAGATATTGGTTACTACCCATGCGCCGATTGTGGCAAGAACATTTTTAATACCTTCAAGCATACCTTGAATAACATATCCGCCTTGTTCCGCCATGACGGTGGAAGGAGAGTGAATGCCAAATGCCCTTTTAAACCCTTCGATGAATGGCCTGCATATATGCTCATATATCCATGTGCCGATATTGACGAGAGCATCTATGATACCCAAGAACAGGCCAGCAACAACATTGCCTCCAGCTTGTTCCATAATGCCCCTCCACCACTCCGTAACGCTTTGCCATGCAGGTTCTATCAGCCCGACAAAGAACGCCGTAAGGCCGCCGAGAGCCGCTCCGATGCCTTCAAAGAGCTTATCCACCAGCCCGTTCCAGTCAATGGTTCCTATGAATTGCGCTACCTTGTCGCCCAATTCCTGCCAATTTACCGTTTCAAGCGTCTGAATGGCAACGTCAAACAGGCCGCGGAACTTAGCATTAAGCATTTCCGCTATGAGTGCCACATCAAGGTTCTCCACCCATGCGTTTATAGCATTTCCTAACCCCTGCCCTAATCCGGCCCAATCGGTTTGCGACCAGAATGTATACAGAATATCGGTTATGGCGTTCATGCCGTCCGCTATGGTTTTGCCCATCAAAGACCAGTCAAAATCGGCTATAAAGCCGTTCATGCCGTCCGTAATGGCCTTCATTATCTCTACACCCTTAGGCCGTAGGGTATTGTTTATCCAGTTATCCAGAATAGACATGCCTTTATTCATGCCTTGGGCGATTATCTGACCCACGCCATACCAATCACCTGCGGCAATAGCGGCTTTAAGTTTGTCTATCCATTTTGCTATATCAGTCGGGAGAATATCGGCTATATCGGTTTCCTCGAACATCTTACCGATATCTCCGGCGCCACCACCGCCGCTGTCCTTTTGCTGCTGGATAAGGTTTATCTGGTCGAATCCCGCAAGAGTGCCTTTTAGTTCTTTTGCGGCCTTGCTGGATTTATTGAGGGATTTAGCGTAATCCTGCTGGACATAAGCGGCTTTTGTGAAAGTGCTTTGCCCTCTTAGCTTTGCAAACATCGCGCCTATCATATTGAACAGGTTAGCTATTGCCATCGTGACTTTTGTTATGACGGGCATAATGGCTTGCAACGCGGGCAGGAATGCGCTTGCGATAGAGTTCTTTGCGTAAGTAAATCCGCTCTGAAGATCTGATAATGTAGCATTAGCCTTTTGAGAGGCCTGCGCCATATTCTTAAACCCTTCCTGCACACCCATTATCACGGCGTTTATGCTTCGCCATATAATCATACGGGACAGGATTTTGCCGACCGCTTTACCTAATTTTGAAAAAGACCTGTGTGTTTTGATTGTCGCGCTTTTTGCTATGGATGGCAGTTTACTAAAAGACTTCTTGATTGAAGAACTCATTTTAGTAAACGCATTTGCGCCTTTCTTGGCTGCTTCTTTTGCCTTCGCTACCAGTTTAGAAAATCCGCCTCCGCTGTTGCCTATTTCTGCCTCGGCTTCCTTGGCCTTTTCTTGCATCTTCTGTATCTGCCCGGTCACGGACAGGATTTGCCCCCGGACACGTTCAAGCCCCTGCCCTGTGCCGCCGCCCTCGGACAGCTTTTCTTCCACGCCTAAGAGCCTTTGCAGCTTATTATAAAGCTCATCGAGCTTCATGTTGAACAGCTCGGCAGTATTCGCTTCCTTAACAAACTTTTCCGCTAAGTCACGACTGGCGGGCTGGGCTTCCTTCGGTACTATGGCTTCCGCTTCGGCTTCCGGGTTGCGTCCCTTATAGGCGTTCGCCCCGAATCCGGCGGGAACCTTGCTCATCGCCTCGTCTAATCTGCGCTCTACTTCCTCGGCGGTCTCCGCGACCTTATTTAAGGATTCGCATTGCCCGTCCGCCATCTGTTCAAACGCATTGCTCTGTTCGCTTGCGCTGGCGGATATTTTGCGCGTCTTTTCATTGAGCATTTCGGCTGCCTGTGCGGCTTTCCGCTGCGCGGCTTCAAGCGCAAGGTTTGACTTGGCTATATCGTTCGCGTACTTCACCCTTGCGGCTTCGGTTTTAAGCGCTTCCCTTTCCGCTGCGGCTTGTGCGCGTATGGCCTTCGCGTTCTGCATACTGCTTGCCGACTGCTTTACAAATCGGTTAAGTCTGGTTTCCAGCTCGGTCAAGACCTTCTCGGCGGTTGAAGCATCACAACCGACTAAAATTTGTAATTCTTCAACGACCACGGACATATCCTCCGAATTTATTTCTTATTTCGTCTATCCTGTTGTCAAGGCTCCGCTCCCACGATGCAGGAACAAACAGTTCTTCGTACTTCGGCAAATCGTGCTTGGACTTGGAGAACATATTGCTTATGTTGGCGGCAATAAACCTTGATACCAGCACGCTTGAATAGTACATTTCCCTGCACTGGTTTTCCTCGCGGGCTTCGATATAGTCTACAATATCGGCGGGTTCATGCTCCCAAAACTGGTTTGGGAGCATTCCCGCCATGCTTGCACGTTTGAGCAAATCGTAGATTATATCGGTGAAGTCCTTTTCAATGTTTTTCTTAACGTCCTCGAACTGCTCTCTTAGCGAACGACGCTCTTTGCCACGTCCGCCGCCGCCGCCGTTATCGCCTCGGTCATTGCCGCCGACATATCCAGTTTGTTTAAGGGCTCCCTCATATAGTCCTGAATGCTCTGCCCTTTCAGGTCTACACGACCGAAAAAACCCATACCGTAAGCAAAGTTCACCAGCTCGGTATAGATGTCCTCCATGTAAGTACCCTGCTCCATGAGCTTGTCAAACTCGTCAAACACTGCCTGCTTATTCTTGGGCTTGGGGTTTGCAAACGACATTACCACATCTGCAAAGAAATCTAAATCGCCCTGCTCGTAAGCGGCGAGGAACTTTACTTTGAGATTAGGAGCACCTATTTTCTGTTTGAGGTCGCAATAAGCCTTGCAGGAGGCTTTAAGTTCAAATTCACCGATATTCATGTTGTTCTCCTTTATACGGGGGTAGTTACGGTTTTGCCGTTGAACAGGTCAACATAGGAAGTCGTTTCGCCCTGGAATGCGATATACACGGAATCGCCGACAAGGTTGACGGAGAATGCGCCCGTCTGGGCGTTGTTCGCCTGCTGACCGCCTGCGTACATGGATACGACCTTGCCCTTGTACAAAATGCCGGTTCCGATTTTGCTCGGGTCAGAAGGTATCTCGTACTCTTCGTAAATCCAGATAACATCACCGACCAGAAGTCCCATCTTCGCCATATTGCCGGTCTCGGCGGTGAAGTCGGGAACAAAGGAATACTCGAATACGGGCATTTCCTGCTGACCGGCAAGGTTACGCACGAAATATTCAGATATAATGTTTACGGAAACCTCGGAGGGTGAGCCGCCCTTATCGGGGGTCTGGGTAAGACCGGCTATCTCGGTCTTGTTTGCCATAGTGTAAGCGGTATCATAAAATACGCGCTGGCCTACGGAAGCCTGATACTGTGCCATATATTTCTCCTTTTAAAAAGTTTTGGTTTTTTTGAAATAGACCACGTTGACGTGCCATTTGCCGCTTGAATCGCGGTATGGCTCTGTCGTGCGGGTCTTTATGTAGTGTTTTTCCAACATTGCGGCGTGGAGTTTGTCAGCCAAATCGAGAACGCCCGTAAATCCCTTGGTGCTTATGTAGGTCTCACCCCACACACCACATCTTATTGAGGTGGCGGGAAGCGCTTCGCCCTCTAAGGATTTTACCGATGTCTCCTGTGTGATGTTCAATGTCACGATAGGATACCTTTCGGGGGTCTCGTCAGATTCCGGCTGAACCTCAACTTTAAGTTTCTTGTTAAGATACTTCTGAGCGTCCTTATAGATATTCGTCATAGCAGTTTCCTTATCTCGTCCGCCACGGACTGAACAACAAAATCCTTTGCCGCGTCAAAGGCGGGCTTCATATAGGGGTGAGGGTGTGCGCCATAAACCTTGTAGAACAGTCCCTTCTTGCTTAGGACGGTCTCAAAGTTGTACTTGCTCAGGTCTGCCATGCTCTCATGGACATACCACGGGATTTTTGCCGAAGAACCCAGCTCGTTATAAATACCCGTACCGTATTCCAGCGTCATAGCCTGCGGGATAGCTGCGGTATGTACCTTCCCCTTTACGGTTCCGGTTTTCTCATCGAAAATGGTAAACTCTATCGAGTTTTTCAGTTCTCCCGAATCAACACGAACCATGGAGATAGCTATATCCGCCATTTCCTTGCCGCCGCTTTCTATACCTTTTCGGATAGCGGACTGAATATCCGGCCTTTCAAATCTCCGTATTACCTTGACTTTTACGTTAAACATACTTCTTTGCCGTATATGTCGCGAACCCACGGGCGGAGTTGACAGATTCCACAATATAGCTTGGCGTTTCCTGCGGGTCATTCAAGCAGATTCCGTCACCCTCGACTATCTGAACAGGACCGTCGGAGGGGTCTTTGCAGATTTTGATATATTCCTTGATACGTTCGCCGTACATAGCTATATCCTCTGCGCTTCCGGCAGAGTTAGCCACAAGCTTATACCGTCTGACTAAGGCCCACTCTGAAACAACAGTCTGCCCGTTCATCGTCTCCTTAATGGGGGCAAGCACATAAACGTCCTTCTTATCCTTCGCTCTCATATACCGCTCCTAACGGGTTCATTTTGCCTTTTAAAGCCTGTTTAAGGTTCTCGGTGATATCTATATAGTTAGTGGACACTCCCGCCGCAGACTGGGAATTAAAGGCTTCTGCGCCCATCTTCCCTATCGCCTTTACCGCCGCGTCCTCTATATAGGGCTCTAACCACTTCGGAGGCTCCTTGTAGCGGGTAATGGCACACGCTATTGCGGTATACCGCTCCAAAAACATCAGGATAACGCCGTCAGGCGCACCCGTTTGAAGCTTTACGTTGTTTACCATTACCTCATTCATTTATTCCTCCTTCTTGGGGCGGCCCCGCCGCTTGGGTTCTTCTTCCTTAAACTCTCCGTCGTGTTCGTATCCCAGGGCGATAAGCTTTCTTATCGTCGCTTCGTTGGAAGTCTCAAAAAGGCCACGCACAAACTGTGCTATGGCCTTATCTTCCTTCACATCAAAGGGAATACTCGTTTTGTTCCCCTGATAAAATTTCATGGTTATTCAGTGGTGAGGTTGGTTATCTTGCCGTGGAGCCATTCAGGGCCGTAGTTCAGACCTACCTGTCCGAATATCTCACCCTTCTTACCCGCGCCGTTCTTAGCCAGCTCCTCAAAGAAGAAGTTGCCCTTGCTGGGGGTGGGCTGCTCTACAAGATGCACTACATCACGGCGGAAAAGAAGTATCTGGTCTTTGGGCATGGCGCGGGAAAGGACTATGCCCACATCGCCGAAGTCGGTGATAAGGCGGGTCACGTTCACACCGGCCTCCATGCGGGAATCCGGCATCTGCATGGAACCCTCATACAGCGCGGAAATAGCCACCTTCTGGAAGGAATTGCACATCAGTATCATGCCGTTCACGTCGCCGCCGTTGTCGAAGATGGACTTGACCAGTGACTTTATCATAGCCTTGGTCAGCGCGGCAGCGGTAGAACCTGAGCCCTTCGCGTCTATGACGTTGGTGGTCAGCGCGGTAAGGATACCACGGGACTTGTTGATGGTAGCATCAGTGGTAGCGGCGTTATATTCGCCCTGCAAGGAAGTGAACTCTATATCGTTGGCGATATTGAGCATCTGACGGGAAATCTGCCAGTTCCACTCGTCGCCGGGGTTCGCCTGCTGACCGGCTATGTTGATACCGCTCATAGTACCCATGTTAGATTCCTTGGCATAGGAAATCTCACAAGCCCTCTGGTATATCTGGGTGACGTTGGTGTGCTGGGTGCGGGTTATCTTCTTGGTGTCAGGCGCGGTCATGGATGCCTGCTCGGATATGGCAGGCTGGGAGGGAGTGTCAAGGGAATACTCCTGATCTACCGCGAACTGAACGTGATTGGTGTACTGAGGCTCCGCTATAAGGTTTATAAACGGGGTCTGGGTGTTGCTCTTGGTGTAGAGCAGGCCGGAATAGTTAGGTACTGCAAAACTCATTATAGGGGCGTTTGCCATGATATTTTCTCCTTTAAGTTAAGTCTATTTTTTTGGATTGCGCGAGGGTCATAAGCTGCACTTGCTTAAGCATATTGCCCGACTTGACAGCTTCCGCCCACTCCGCTTTGAGTTGAGCGGCTTCATTTGCCTCTGCCCCGGAAGCAGGGGGTGTGCCGCCGCCCAGAAGGTCAGTTTTCGCTTTCTGCTCCGCCGCGATCACCTTAGCGGACAGAAGCTTTACGATGGAGTTCGCAAAGGCCGTAGCCTTATCCGTCTCCGTGAATGTAGGGATTTCGGGGAAATCGTCCTCTTTCAGCCCTGCTCCGGCAAATATCTTGCCTATTTCAAGGCTGCAAATCTTAGTCTTGTATTCGTTCTCCGCGTCCTTGGCGGCTTTTTCCGCTTCCGCTCTGCGCTGCTCGTCCGTCATTTCCTTCTCCTTATAGGATTTAAGGTTCCTCGACAGCTCGGCGGCCTCGGAGGCTTTTTTGTCGAATACATCTTTTTTTACATATCCTGTGTAATCAGGTGTAAATTCATAAGAGGAATAAAGCGCAAGCTTTTCCTCGGCGGTCATATCTTCCCGATAGCCTTCCATTTTGGTAATGTCTATTTTCATTTTTTCTCCTTTGGGATTTATGTCTTCTCTGACAAAATGGGATTTATGCCTTCTCTGGCGTAAAATAGCACCGGCAATTAGGGTGTTTTGTCGGTATTTTGTCTATTGGATAAATTTTTCCGTTACGTTCTTCACACTCTTTGCAAACTTTTTCATCGTTCTGTGTGTGCCACTTGATTTTTTTATAACCGTTGTCCTTAAAAGCCCTTATTACGGTCCTGTCTTCAACGGTTATGGCGAATTGGTCTGTTTGCCATGTCACATAGTTCAATCCCCGCGTGAAATCCTGCTTTATCGGGGGATAATTGACGGTAGGGGGGTCTTTGCCGGAGTACTCGGCATCTGCGATTATAGATTCAGCCAATCTTGCCCCCTTTCGCTCCAGTTCTTTTGTGAAAACATATTTAACAACAGGGTCGTAATCGTCCAGAATACCTATTACCCACGCTTCGAGTATCTTTCCCGGCCCGTTATGGTCTGCGTATGCTTTCTTGGCGATATCTAAATACGCTTCCTCGGACAATCTCAGGATTTTTCTGTATAGAAGATTTATCTGGTCGATTACCTTTGTGTTGGAATCAATATAAAAGAGCGTTTCCTTAGTTTTCAGAAACGCCCTCGTTATTGTTTTCTTCAGGCTCTTCGCCCGTTCGTCCCCGTACTCGTACATTCATTGCCTCCGCTATTTCGTTTGCCTCCTGCTTATCCTGTTCAAGCTTCCGCTGATGAGCGGCCTCGGAATCTTCCACGAAGGACACCATATCAAGAATATCCTTATCTGAAAGTAGCCCGGAACCCTTTACTTGGGTCATAAATTGCGCTTCGTCCGTCATAGAGGAAGGAATATTCCTTGCGAACGCCACATCTAATACCTCCCAATTATAGTGGTTGGCGGTTCCCTCATTCATCAGCGCGGTTATCTTCTGCGCCCTGCCCTCCAGCAGACCTTTTTCAAAGTTACGCTCATACGCTATTATCGTGTTATCCATACCGTAGTTCTGGTATCTGACGGCCTGGATATTCTGATACACTTCGGCTATTTCAGTGGGGTTAGTCTGGCCTAAAGAGGCGTATATATCGCCAGTTAGAATGTCGAAGTACCCTTGAATGGATTGTATGTCAACATTCTTTATCAGCCATTCAACCTTATTATCCTCGCCCAGATATAAGGTCTTGAATTTGGACAGCCTTTCGTGGAGTTCTTCTTCGTCCTCATCGGTTTCGGGCTGCATATAGCCAATCATAAGAAGTATGGCCTCATCGTTATATTTAAACGTGTTGGAAACGTTGTTCAGAATGGCGTTTCTCGCGTGAACCAACGGAAGAACCTTTTCAAAATACCCCTCCCTGTTTGGCATGGGGTATTCTACAATGGGTATGCCGCAGGTCTTAAGCAGCGCCATTTCGGAAGCTGTGGTGGGTTCTTCCCGAACGTTGCCGTCAAATATATACTTTGTCCAGCGGTCATCCGTAATCAGTTCATAGGTTTCATACTTCCGATTGTCCACGAGCGAAAAATATTCTTCTCGAATGATAAAAGCCGTGGGATTGCGGTCTATGGTCTGGTCGTGGAACAGCATTGCCTTTCGGGGATCCACGGGCTTGAACTTTGGAGCTATCAGGCCGTCCCTTTTAGAAGCGTATATCCGTTCGTATGCCGTGCCGCATATCAGCGCGGAAGTGGCGAGCCGCATATTCTCTTTGTCCTCATGGTTCCGGCGCATTATCGCACGATAGCGGTTCAAATATGCGTCGTCCCTCGGATTCTTATCGGGCAAGTCCTCAAACTGCATCTTAGGCCGCCCGGCAACATCGGAAGTCTTTTTGACTACCGTATTCGTCTGAACATAATATTTGCACGGTGAGCCTATGAAGTACCCGGCGGCTATGTCTACCGCGTATTTAGGGATAGGGGAATATATGCCATTCAGATCAACGCAGTCGTATTCCTTATACATATCGCACCTTTTCAGAATGGAATCCTCCAGCGCACAGCCGAATACGGTTCTTATGTTATCCCCGTTTATCCTGCGGGCTTCCTCCCGCGTTAAAATCATTTCTGTCACAGTATCCTACCTCCGCCGATAAGCTTAGTACCGGCAAATATATCATATCCCAGGGCATACGAAAGCGCGTCTATGCCGTGGTTGTCCGCGTCCTCCGGTATGTCTAACTTCTGCCCGGCGGAATCCGTTTTCCACCGATAAACCTTAAACTCTCCTATCAGGTTCACGCATTTCTGGTCGATTATTATCTCATAGTCGTGCAACCAGTCTATTCTTCGGGTAATAGCGGACTTCGCCCCCTTGGCTTTGCCCTTCTTGCATTTGTCCGCATGGATGCCCATCTCTTTAAGCTCTTTGATACGGTCAGGCTCCGCCGCGTCACAATATACTACATGGCCTAACGCCTTATTGTAGATCAGCTCCCCGTATTGGCGGGTAGTGACCTCGTTCACGAATAATTCATCAAACACATATATCTTGTGGTTATGTCTATCCAGCGAACACTTAACGAAAGCGCAGGGGTGATTGTATCCGAAGTCGCTGCCGACACGGATATTCCTGAATTCCCTGCCGGACAGGTCTGCAATATTCCAGTGCTTTCCGCGCTCGAACACGGTAGAACCTAATCTGCCAAAATTCCCTAACGTATCTACCCATAATCTTTGCCCGGTGGATTGCTCCCTTTTCTGAATATCTTCCTCGGTGAGAAAACGGTTGTCGGCATAGGTCGTTTTCAAAATAAAAACATCTGAACCTTCAACTACACCTCTTGCGGTCTTGTCTTTCAGGGTCAGAGCTTTCAGTTCGTCTATTGACTTCACATCGGGGTGGTGCCACAAGGGTTCAAAAAAGACCTTATAAAGCCAGTGCGTTTCAGGGAACGGGTTAAACGCCATTATTATCCTCTTGTTCGGCTGCGGTTGTCCTCTCAGCTTCGCGTCCTTATCAATACCTCTCAAACAATTGTCCAGAACCTCAAACGCCTCATAAGAAGGACATTCGTCGCCTTCCTCCATGAATATGTCGGTCAATATACCCTTCTTCGGTTTCAACGATTTCAATCTCCGCGTTTCCTCCAGCGCACCAAAGATTATCTGACGGCCATTATACAGACAGGTAATGGTCATGGTGGACTTGTCAACGGAAAACTCGTCTGTAAGCCCCCATTCGTCTATTACAGAGATTATTTCATTGAAGCAAGAGGTTCTTAAGTCTACCTTGTAATAACGGCACACAAGCCAATTATGGCCGTTATAGGTATCGGCTACTATCTCCCTTACAATGTGGTTCGATTTGCCGGAGCCGCGTCCGCCGAAAATGAGCTGCACTCTCGCTTTCTCATCGAGGGTGCAGGCGTACACATCGTTGAAATCGTCCTTAAGGATAAGGCGCGGTTCACCGTTACGCAGCTTGAAGTAGTAGACCACATCGTTAGGGTCAACGTTATACTTGGCACAGATTGTGTAAATGTCCATTTTGTGGGGGAGAAAAAATGTGCGGGGAGCTATATGTTTGGCGCGTCCCCCCTACAAAAACCACCCCCCCATGGCACCCCCCCTCCGATTATGCAGCATATACATACATTTTTACAGTGCATAAACGGGGCTATCCAGCAGCACTTTTGTATATATATACACAGTATGCAGGTACTAACCCCGTATTATACGACACTTTATACATTTTGTTTTATAACTATGCGTTAAACTACACTTTAACGCATAGTTGAGCCGGAAATATACAGACTATGTAGACGCTATACATTGCCGCCAGACCGCCCGAAACCGCCTCTAACCACTCTATCAGCATCGGCCTGGGCGACCTCTACCCGCACCCCGTCAACGTCCCCGCAGCGGCTCAAAATAGCCAGGGCGGCGGCTGTAGAATCCCGTGCGTAGGGGGCATTTAGGTTTTTTTCGAGAACTTTTTGCGCACGAGAACGCATCCGCTGGTAAAATTTATCATCCTCCTTGCCCCGCTCCGCCAGCTCCTTGTCCAGTGCTGCTTGAAACACCGGGAACTCGCGGAACCACCGCCACACGGTGATTTTGTTTACGCCTACCCGGTCGGCAATCTCCTTGTATCCGCTCATGTAATGGGTGCTGCCGTCCTCCTGCTCCTCGCCCCATACCCACAATTTGACCGCTAATCGCTGCTCGTCTGTTAGTCCTGGTCTACAATGGGGCTGTCCTCTATATTGCTCTTTACTGCTTGCCATACGTTACACCTCCTCAATCCGCAACGGTAATTTGTTTATTGCGATAGTTTATCCCCCCTTTATGGGGGGACTTTGACAATCTTCTCAATTTTTCTTTTTTCTTTTTTCCACCCCTTCGGGGGGGGGCGGTCTAATACTCCATATTGGTATTATAATAGTTATTTACCCCCACTAACCCCCGCAGCAAAAGATTTTGCCTTAAATGATATAAGAGGGCTATATCAGCCCTCTTTTTTTATGTCCTCATAGATCAGATCGGTTATATAGGCGTTAATGCTTTTTCCCAACTTTTCCGCCCGTTGTTTTATTTTTTCTTTTTCTCCTGCTTTTACTGTGATGTTAAGTCGTTCGTACATTTTTGAGTTATATTTTCTTTTTGCCCTCGTTGCTGATGTGCCCATGTTATCACCTCCGCAAACATTATATCACGTCCGGCATACTGGCGCAAGTATATCTTCCTAATTCTTTAATGCTTTTCCCTAAATATTTCAGTTGACTATATACTCCCGTGAGTATATAATAGAGACAACGAAAGGGGAACCACCCCGAACAATGGAGGTTATAAAATGGCAAGCTACAGAATCGAGAAGAACGCACAATATAACAGCAATGAAATCTATTTTGAAAGCAAACCCGCCGCCGAGGTTTTAACCGCTCTGCGCGGTCTGAAAATGCGCTGGAACCCCCAAAAGGGTTGCTGGTACGGATTTGCCGCGCAGAATGACATATTAGCGGCCATCGGCGAGCATGATAACGAGCCGGGCGGCACGATCTCCGAGGGTTATTTAGGGGCTACCCGCTGGGATGGCAACAAGTCCGGCAAACACCTATACGGAGCGGAGCTTAGCAAGGCCATCCGGGACGACATCAGGGCGGCAGGAATTAAGGGCGTAACGGTGAGCTGTAAGACCTACTCCGGCGGCCAGCACGTCACAGCCAAAATCAAGATAACAGAGGCCGACATGATAAGCCGCGAGCAGTACATAGCAGACTACACCATCAGCACAAGCCGGGCATGGATATATGATGGCAAGTCGGGCGAGTGCATACACATTGACAAATATTATAAGTTGGACGGCGCGGAGAAGGAGCGCATCAGGCAGGCCGCCGCCGAGTACGATTATAAGCAGGCGGCGCACGGGCAGGACATCAACCAGTACAGCATAGACAGGGAGACCGCTTACACTGCCGACACTCTCCGCAAGCTGCACAGGGTCAAGGCCATAATCGAGGCATACAGATACGACGGTACCAACAGCATGGTTGACTACTTTGACACTAATTTTTACTACGACTTGCAGACGGTGGCGGCGTAAAGCCGCCCCCGCCGTATGATTTTAAGGAGGTACAATATGCGCTATCAGGTCATCACATGGACAAGGGGCGAGGGGCACGACGAGCGGCGGGAGTTTAGCACCCTCGCCGAGGCCCGCGCCGCCGCCCGTATCTACCGCCGAGAGTGTGACGGCGTGGGGATATATGATTTCCGGCTTGGGGTCATTCGGGAGACTTTAGGACGGTTCCCCGATGTATGATTGCATGATTTTCACGTTCTGCATGATTCTGTCATCGGGGCCGTACATCAACGCATGATTCGCCGCTTTCAGGGCTTCTCTGGGGCGGCCCGTGTTATAATAGGCTATAGACAGCATATCAAACGGCAACGGCCCCCACGGGTCAGGCTCGCAGATGTATGATAACGGCCTTTCCCGTATGTTCACGCATGATTCGCCGTAATAGATGCATGATTTCCAGTTTTTAGCATAATACATGATTTTCATCATTTCAAACCATGCTTCACGGTATTCGGGGGCCTCGATTATAGCCCTCTGTAGCCACGCCTCGGCCTCTAATTGTTTTCCCTGTATGATTTTGCACCGGGCAATGAAACGCATACTGGCGGCCCGCTCAGGCGGCCACACGGCGCTTCTAAGGGCAAGATGTTTTTCCAGCGTTTCAATGGCCTTACTGTATTCCCGATGGAACATATATTCGCGGCCTAAGTAATGCATGTTTCGGTCGTTCTCCGGTTCTTCCTTGACCGCCAGCTCCAGAAGCGGCAGATAATTACTCCGGCTTTTCTTCTCATCAGGCCAATGGTCAACCCTCAGCGGCAAATCGCAGTATGATTCTTCGCCGTATGATTTCAGCACTTCGTGAACGGGATTCTTCCAGTAGTATGATTTTGTATGAATTTTATCGGCGTTGAATGATACTCCGTCCCTGCCGTATGATTCATGGCTCCAAACGTATAAATACCTTCCCCGCGTCCCGTGGAAGTTTTTCCGTATGATTTCCGCCCAGCCGGGCTGTATGATTTCGTCCAGATCGAGGCATACCAACACGTCCGCATCTTGCGGTATGATTTTCAATGATTCATTTCGCGCTACATCAAATCTCCACGGCTGTATGATTTTGGTTTTTACGATGCAGTTGTATGATTTCAGCTTATCGACGGTTTTGTCTGCGCTCCCCGTATCGAGAACGCAGACATAATCAGCCTCTTTTGCCGTCTCATACCACCTGTCAACGAATTTTTCTTCGTCCTTAGCTATGGCATATACAGCTATTTTCATTTTCTCCCCTCAAAAAACAGTTGATGAAATAAATCTGCCCTTTCCCCGTTACCTTCGGGGTGCGTGTTATCTTGGTGCTTCCGTCAGGGTTGGCTATCACCGTTTCCTTTATCTCAAAATATCCGGCTTCCATAGCCTTTTGGGTGGGCATATTCCAGTTTTCGCCCTTCTTGCATAACCAGCCGTTATCCCTCAACCATGTGAACATTCTGTTAGCCCCTATGGGCTTCCCGTTCTGGCGTATCATCTTTGCAAGCTGTCCCACTAAGCAACTATCGTGTGAGGCTTGCACGGCCTCCGCAAACAGCACTTTAGGAGCGTTGTGTTCTACTGTCGCTTCAAGCTCCTTCCGCCGCTCCTGCTCTTGTTTAAGGGCTGAAAACACCTTTATGGCGTTGGCGGGGTCGGCTATCATCTGTTCTATCGTGGTCGGTATGGCGTACATACCATGTTTACGGATTGAGGGCAGAACTTCGTGAATTATCCACCGCTTGAATGCTCTGGCTTCCGGTTTAGTAGAACAAAGTACAAGATGATAGAGGCCGGATTCATTCACGCCGTTCACTTCTTGTGTTTTTGTGGGGCTTTGGGGGTGGGTTACTTTTAGTAACCCCCTTTCATCCTCATCCAGCCTGTCCATTGCACGGCTCACCTGCTCTAATTCAAGAGCTTTGCATACATCAGACGCCACAAACCACGGTTCGCCGTCCTTAATAGTAGTCCTTATCTCTCCAAACTGGTTGTTATTAAATATCTGTAGTTCGTTCATTGTAACTCCTTTCATGTATTTATCTCACTCCGGTATGTCTATGTATTTCATCATTCTGTCTATCGCACGTTCTTCAAGGTGCTCTATTGCCTTGGGGGATTTATCCATTTTTACACCTACCCTGGTATTAGACGGCATATCCCGCGAATAGAAGTGTTCGTAAAAGTTATATTTCAACTCGATTACCCTTCTCTGGTTCGCGGGGAACTCATCTAATGCGGCATCCATGAACGCTACGAATGACATATCATCGTTTATTCTTTCCAGCATTTCAGCCATTTGCAAATTATACCGCTCCTTTGCCGCCATGAGCTTTATAGCACTCCGGGCGGTCGGGTCGGTAATGTCGCTACCGTGCGGCATACCCGATAAAACCTGTGGGCGAATATCCGCTACCGCTTCCATTCTCTCTTTGATACTGGCTATTTTTTTATCTATTTCTTTCGCGTTTCTCTTGGCTTTCCCCCAACGAACAAGCAACCGCCTGATGTATGCCCGTTGTTCGCGTTTCGTCATTGGTTCCTCCTTAACAATTCATCTGCCGTTATGTTAAAATAATCTGCCAACCATATGATTCTGCTCGCGGTCGGCTCCATGCTGTCCATCTCATAGTGATAAATGGTCGCCGCGCTTATGCCGGTTTCGCGCTCCATCGCAGCCCGCGACTTGCCCTTCTTTTCTCGGTACATTCGTATCCTCTGCCCTATCGTCATGTTTCCTCCATACGCCGCAATGGCATTTAGTTTCCTGACCTTCTCTGAACTCCTTGCAGATACATCTGCTTTCCTCATCCTTGATTATCGCGCAGGGGCAGTATCCGCCCCCGCGCCGTATACACTCCCATATATCAGGCCGCAGTAATTCATAGCTCATTCCGCACCCTCCCATATCAGCGGCTTCCCCTCTGTGTCTACCATTACGCACACGCCGCCTTGGTATGTTTTTAGGTATTGTACCCCCGTGAGGTTATCGACATATATTCCATACATCGCACCCCTATCCAGTATCCACAGTCTATGATTGCCAGCCTCAGCCTCGTTGCATCCGCACAGGGCGAGGGTTAGCAGGGTTAATATTGTTATTGCTATTACTCGTTTCATTTTTCCTCCTTTGGTAGCTCCGGCAATGGCATCCAGTGAGTAACCTCGGCGCGTCCACGATGGATAAAGTGGTCGATTGCCAGATACCCTTTGTCAATATTTCGCACGCCATTTTTGCTTCTGGTGGCCACCAGCACTTCCACTTGGTCTTCAGGTAGTCTATCCCTAACGCTAATCCAGTTCATTAGTTTCCTCCTCATCCATTTTTGCCCCGCAGTTCCAACAAAACCCGCCTCTGATAGCAGTATGTTTATTCTCTTGCTTTCCGCAATTAGAGCATTCAAAATACTGCCGCCTATCATGTGCCGTTTTTTCAATCCACCGTCCATGCACCACCGGGGTAACATCGGCGGCGGGCAACATCTCTATCGCGGATATTGCGCACTCTATTGCACCGCTATGACAACCGAGCGTCGATCCGCTCGACAGGTCGTACTGTTCTAGAATTTTTATCACTTCTTCGCGGTCTATATATTCTTTACTCATTTGTTTCCTCCAGCTCGCTTACACCATCGAAAATGCCCAAAATCTGTTGGAGCAATTCAATCTGTCCGTTTCTGTGACCATAGCGATACCCGGTTGTATACGTTTCGGCCGTGTCTCCGCTATTCTTGGCTTTTTCAGCAACGAGCGCGTGATACTTAGCTCTCAAATCTTCAAGTTCCACAGCCGGAACAACATTGGCAGCAGGCGCAGTTACCATCAATTCCCTTGCTCTGCCCGGTGGGCCAACATGCTCCGCATCATATCGGGCAATCAACGCTGCTCTGCTGATGCAGTCAGTGTCAGTGTCTGTGTGGGATTCTGTGATCTCGAATTCCTCTGCAAACCAATTAACATTATCGAGGTAGTACGAGCCAAACCCAATATGGTATTCCTTATCCGTTGGGTCAAAGTATTCAATGTTGTAATATGGCTTTTCAGGTGTTCCTTCAACGACAATTCTGGCGAATGATGTTTTTATCTTGTGTTTGTGCTCATCCGCACTCGCTGTGTATGATTTTGGGTAGTCCAGATAAGGTGGGTAGTCTTTTACTTCGTTCATAATCATTCCTCCTGTTTTGTCACTCTTTAATCCTCTTTCCATAGCTCAGCGTTTTTTCGTGTTACCTTTACGGTCAAACCCACATTGTTAAATCCTTCTGTAATACAATGTCGTACACCATCATCCATAAATCTGCCACCATCGAATCTCTTTGCTATCTCTTCAAACGACATAACCCCGGAGACTTGCTCACTCACTTCAAATTTAATTTCAACAAGTGCCGAATACTTAACTTTAATCATTTCCATTCCTCCTTAAAATCCTTCAACTCCCCAGTAGGATTGTGCACTATTGAAATACAGGGCAAGTCCATTCAGGTAATATTTCCCAATCATCGTCTTCTATTTATTTCTGATTACCCACTTCCAAGACCGCACCGGGGCAACATCAACGGCAGGGATTCTTCGTACCTTTTCAAGCACGTCATTAATCACACAAGAACAGCAATGGTCTTCATCAAGATCACCGTCTTGCCGCTTACATGGGGCACAATATTGTTTTTCCACCCTGTCTATAATTGCTTTCCGACTAATGCAATCACTCATTGTCCCTCCGTCCTCCCTCCGTTCGCCCGAAGCGCAGTAAAACATCTCATCAACGTCGTTTCATCGTCATTAAACCACGGCTGGTCGCAGATGCCCCAATCCGGCGCACTGCCATCAGTCAGCTCCGCTTGGCAAGGATGATAATGTACGCAGTTTTCACACCGCACCACTTCGACAACATCGGCAGCAGGTGCAGTTACAATCAATTCCCTCGCTCTACCCGGTGAACCAACATGCTCAGCATCATATCGGGCAATCAACGCTGCTCTGCTGATGCAGTCAGTGTCAGTGTCTGTGTGGGATTCTGTGATCTCGAATTCCTCTGCAAACCAATTAAACACATTATCGAGGTAGTACGAGCCAAACCCAATATGGTATTCCTTATCCGTTGGGTCAAAGTATTCAATGTTGTAATATGGCTTTGCAGGTGTCCCTTCCACAATAATTCTGGCGAATGATGTTTTTATTTTGTGTTTGTGCTCATCTGCACTCGCTGCCTCCCGGCTGATGTAGTTACTCATTTTATTCCTCCGGTTCACTTGTACTATCGCAAATATTCAGAATCTGTTGGAGCAATTCAATCTGCCCGCTTCTATGACCATAACGATACCCGGTTGTATACGTTTCAGCCGCATCTCCGCTGTTCTTGTCTTTTGCTGCAACGAGCGCCTGATACTTGGCTCTCAAATCTTCAAGCTCCGTTGTGCTCACAACCAAAGCAACATCAGCAACAACCCTGTTAATGGCATTTTCTATCTCTTGATATTCCGAGGGAAATAACTCCACTGCATCGCAGGCAGCTTCTATCGCCTCGCTTTTGGTTATATATTCTTTACTCATTGTCAGTACCTCCCTCCCCATAAAAAATCTTGAACGTCTTTCGTTAGCCGTTTTTGGCTCAATTGGTATGCTTGACTTGTAATTTCTCTCGGCTCTTTTTTGCCTTGGTATAAATCAGTCATAATTTCCCTTTCCTTCAGTTTTTGTCGAGCTTCTTGTTCATCAAATCCGCATGAGAGTAAGTAGTTATAATAATCGTTATCGCTTTTGGCCATTGTTGCCCTCCAATGCCTTTTCAGCTTCTTTCCGGGTGAAGAATACTGTTTTGCCAAAGTCACTAAACAGTAAAAATACATGGTCAGTTGTCATTAAGCTTTCGATTGAAACGCTTTCCACTTCGCAAGGCTTTATTTTTATTTTGCTTGTAAGTGTGGCATCATCAAAATATCTTTGGAAACGATATATCATACTCCCCACCTTACACGGCGGCACCACCAGCCGCCCTTCAGATTCTGCCTTTTTGTATTCGTCCAGCTCGCGGAGAGCGGCGGCTCCCATGCGGCAAGCCTCGTTTACGGCATCTTGCCAAACGTTTTCGCCTTCAAAGCCGCCATAATAACTAATCTTGGCATAGGCTTCAAGAGTAGTTTCCGGGTCAAGTATGTTTGCTGCTTCTTCTCGCGTCATTTCTCGTTACCGCCTTTCAGTATTAGCTCTGCCAAGTCGCAAGCCGCCAGATATGTCTTTTCGTGTATTGTTCCAGCGTGTACCTCTTTAACCCTTTCTTTAAATGCGTCCATATCCGAAAACCAACACCCGGCACGGACAAACATATTGCCGTTTTCATCCACATAGAAATAGGCCTTTCGGTTTTCGCTGCCTATTCTATCCACGGCAACATACCGGCCATCTTTTACAGCTCCATTTTCGAAGCTGCACAGCGCGCCAAAGCTGCACCACTCGCCAAAGCTGCACAGCGCGCCAAAGCTGCACTGCTCACCAAAGCTGCACTGCTCACCAAAGCCTTTTATTGCGGTATAATCCCCAGCAGGGCATATCTTGTGGCCATACTCGTCTACTTTAAAGTTGTCAAAATCCGCTTGCGTGTACTTTATCATCGTTCTCTCCTTTCTTGTCCGTTTCCATTAAATCAAACAATCTGCCGCCGTTGTCCTGTAACACCTGATAAATACCCTTTGCGAACATTTCTATCACCGCTTCTTCATTCTTAATCTCCAACCCTGCGTGCTGTTGGATACCATGCAGAATCTCATGTAACAGGGTTTGACATCGTTTTTGATGGCCAGTGCCGTCTGTGGCCGATAGCTCAATCTTGCAGTTGTCATAATCAATGTGTCCATATGCAAGTTGATTTCCATACCGTAGGTTTTCTACGTAAGAAATGGCATACTCCACGCCACCAATGCGTACGCTCTCAGGTATTTTCACTGCTCATTTTCTCCTCTGCTTCCGTACATGTCATTCGTCCTTCCAGCACCCCACAACAAGATTGCTTACGCCCTGTATGGGTAAATCCTTGAGTATCTGCCGCAGTCGGCAATTATGTTTAGCGCCGTCACAACAAAAGCACTCGTTTTTTGTGGCGGCATCGGCAAGGTCGGCTAAATCGTCATAGCTCATCACCCAATAATTTTTACTCCGTCCGGCGGGGCTTTTAATGCCTATCTGTATGTCGGTCAAATCTAACTGCTTTTTCAGCGTGATAAGCTGCTCAACAGGTATCGTATCTATCAACGCAGTATTGATTTTCTCAATATTGCTCTGCGCCAATCGGAAATTTCGCCAGCCGTTAGGAATACGGTCTACCAGCCAGTGATACTTTTCTTCGTACACCTTTAAGATATTTTCAACGGCGTACAGAGAAGCAAATAATTCTTTTCCTTCTGCGTTTATCCTTGTTCTTTCCATATCCGCCCCTCTACTCTGCCTAATTTATAGGCTTTCCAGTCGTCCCAATCCCCGAATATTGTCTGCATCTGCCACAGCATAATTTCCACGTCCGCGCACTCTTCGAGGATTTTCTTTCTGCTGCCTTGGCCGTTCACCCACTTACTAAGTTCAACGGCAAGCTCGTTCAGCTCCTCAACGGCTTTAATGGCTTGATGCTTTGCGCCGTAATGGTCTACTATTTCGCTGTACTTCATCGTTGCTCCTGAATAATTCGTCCGCTTCGTGAATAAGTAATTGCTTACCGTCAACCCTTGCCCTTAAAAGTGCGCCCTGCATCGTCATCCGGGTGTAGTATTTCTTCGCCGCTTTGAGAGTGGTAAAGGTCTTTCGATAATTCTCTTTTCCATCGTGGATTTCGTAAAACTCATACGCTTGCAGTTTCATAAATCCCCCTCTTGATTCTTTTTCGTACTGTAAATTCTGATATTCCAGCCTTCTCAGCCATTTCCCTTACCGTCAACTTTTCTTCGCCTTGCTGTACATAAACCCTGCAACCTGTCTCGTCCTTTTTTCCATCCGCCAAGTATAACGGGCATTCTCTGACGTGGTAGCTTCCACCATCCCAGCCGCTGTTATCGCGACAGTTTATCGTTGTCGGTCTTGCGTTCCAGCCTTTAACGGGTATCCCGTCTTGGCGGCTCCAACTGCACCCTAAACCGGGTTTATTTGTCGCTCTCAGGCACGTCCAACATAGCGTTTGCTTCATACAACCTCAAAAAATCCTCCGCTTGCATAGTTACTAACCACTTTTCGCGGCTCCTTCGGTGGAACACCGCCGGTATAAGCTCCGGCTTTGCATCGCGCTTCGCCTGCGCCATCCATTCATGGATTTTTGTCGTCTCGCAGCGTTTGCACTCAACGTGAAAACCAGGTAAACCTATCACGTCCGATGCGTCCCCCGTTTGTCCGCAGTATTGGGAAGTTCGCCGGGCATTGAACCCGTATTCACGGAACAGGGCGGCAAGCTCCCGTTCTCCGGCTTTGCCTTTTTCTCTCTGCGCCTTACTCATCCCAGTGTATATCCCAGCCGTTACCGTTTTCGGTGAAGGTCAACACGGTAACGCCATTAACACTTACAACGGCCTTTCCGTCCTTCATGTTGTCCATCACGCTCTGGAATATGGTTTGCGTTATCCACTTTGCGAGTTCTTCTGTCATAGTTCCTCCCATTTCACAATTTCATCTTCGTACAGAAAATACTTTCCGTACCATTTCACGCTTAGTTCCCCGGTTCGCCCGTTTCGGTTCTTCGCTACGATAATGCTCGCGTCCTCGCTTTGCGGGTCGGGGCGGTGAAGGAATAACACCTCGTCTGCGTCCTGCTCTATGGCTCCCGATTCCCGCAAGTCCGATAGTCTCGGCCTTCCATCGTTACGGCCTTCTATCGCCCTGTTGAGCTGGCACAGAAGAACGACAGGGGCATTCAGTTCCTTCGCCAAAAGCTTTATTTTTCGGCTTATGTCGGATACCTCATTTTCCCGTGTGCGGTTCCTCAGGCTGGATTGTATTAGCCCTAAATAGTCAATCGCAATCAGGTCTAATTCCCGTTCCTGCTGCTTTATCGCGTAGCATTGTGACCTTATTGCCTCCACGGTATAGGCGTTATCCGACAGATACAGCCTTGTCGCGCTCAGCTTGCTTACGGCGTTCTGTATCCTGTCAACCGCTTCCTGACCGCCGCTGAACATTTCATCACGGCTGCACTTCGCATAACTGATGATCGCCCTTTGAAGCACGTCCTCCCTCGGCATTTCCAGCGAAAACACCGCTACCGTCCTGTCGAACAACGCCATATTCACGGCTATATTCATGGCAAGTGAGGTCTTGCCTACTGACGGTCTGGCTCCGATGATGGTTAAATGTCCTCTTTTCAACCCGCCTAACGTCTGGTCGAGAACCTGAAACCCCGTTGTAAGCCCCTCAGCGCCGTTTATAAGCCCATATAGGGCCGCGTCAAAGTCTTTCCCTACCCTGCTTACTTTACGCCCTCCACGCGCCCGTACAGCGTCTATAACGCCCTGCATACGGTCAAGGTATCCCTCGTCCTTTCCCGATTTCATGTCCTTGACCACTTCCCGCAGTCCCGAAATGGCGTGTCGCTTCCTGGATTCCTCCAGCACCACCTTGATGTGATAATCCACATTTGCTGCTGATACAGTGCCGGTCACTATTTCCGTGATGTACTGTATCCCTCCGGCCCTGCCGCCCAGCTTGTCAGCTACCGTTACGGGGTCTACCGGCTCGTTTGCGTTGAAAAGCGCAAGGATAGCGGAAAATATCTCTTGGTGTTCCGGCCTCTCGAAGTCGTCAGGCCTCAATTCCCCGCATATTCTCTCTAAAGCCTCACGACCGAGAAGCGCAGAACCTAAAACAGCTTTTTCGGCAAGCACAGTTTCTCGTAGACCGGATTATCCCATGATGAAGCGCAGGGGACTTCATCCTCCCAACGCCTTTGGTTCAAAAACGTTGCCGGATGAGGGATATATTGCCCATTGTCTTTTTTCCATTGCGGAGAAGCAGCATAGTCTTTTACTGCCGTTACGATCTTCTCCTGCAATTCCTTTGGCGGGTTCAGTTTCTTCCACGCTTTCACAGCGGTTTCTTTCGCGGTGTGACGTGGATACACTTTCCAGAAAACATCAAAGCCATCACAAGGGGGTATGGGGGTTATCCCATTATTGTCTTCTGTCTTATGTCTTATGTCTTCTGTCTTATGTCTTATGTCTTTAGTAGGCTTAGCTTTGCTTTCGTTTGCTTCATTTTGCTTAGCTTTGCTTTCGTTTGCTTCATTTTGCTTAGCTTTGCTTTCGTTTGCTTCTGCTGGTTTTCCGCCTTTCGCGCCGTTTTCCGACCTAATAGCGGATATTTCAGCCTCTCGGTCTATTATTGCCTTGAATATCGGAAACACAAGGCCCTCTCTTCCTCCGTCTTCAGGTATCAGGCCTGACCGCGCATATTCCAGTATGGCGATAAATAGCCTGCCTTTTTCAGCATCAGAAAGAGCGGATGTTTGCTCTATCCAGTCGTAATAGGCCTTGACGTAGCGTTTTGCCATTTTTACCCCCTTATTCGTTCGTTCAGCACGTCCCTTAACCTTCTCATGTCATCCGGCGCGAAAGAGATTGATTTTTTAATCCGATTCCCCCGTTTGTCCCATAGCCCTAACACATAGAAGGGCTTGTAGGTGTCTGGGTATGCCATGAGATAGAGTTCTATCGACCAGCCATCACCCTCGCCTATCGTGGCGAGGCGGCTTTCCGTTACGTACTCCATGACTAAAAGGGTAAAGGCTCATCGTCTATTTCGGTAAACCCTGCCGGAGTGTCCGTTTTCTCTCTCGGCGTGAGAAATTCAACGTTTTCCGCTGTGATTTCGGTTATGTACCGCTTGTTCCCATCCTTATCCTCATAGCTCCTGTTCTGTATCTCACCTTCTATGAGGACTTTGCGACCCTTTGAGAGGTACTTCCCGCACAACTCGCCCAACTGCCGCCACACTATTATATTGAGGTAGTCAACAGGAGGTTTACCGTCAGTGCCTTTGTATCTGCGCTGTACCGCTACCGTAAAGGTGCATACGCTTGTTCCGCTTGTGGTCGTCCTCAGTTCTGGGTCTTTCGTCAGGTTTCCGGTCAATATTGCTTTATTCATTTTTCCACTTCCTATACGTTAGTTTTTCTTCGTTCCAATCGGGATACTTTGCCATGAGATACGCTCTCAGTTTTTTTCTAAGCTCCGGCCTCCTCTCTGAATTATCATAGTCCCTATGGCACTCAGGACACAGTGTAACGATGTTTTGTTCTATCCCCTTACCGTTATGGCTTCGCGGGATAAAATGCGCCACAGGGCTTCCTGTGCGCCCACAGAGGACGCATAGCTGATGGTCTCTCTCCCATACCCGCGCTTTGACCTTCGGGGGTATCTCACACGCCCTGGTTCGCTTGCTTTTCATTTTGTGTTCCCCCATTCTCTGGATAGCTGCCCTTCGAGTATCCTTATCTTTAGCTTCTGCGCGTTTATCGCTTCCACCGCCGAATCATATAGGCTCTCGGCTATGTCCCGTTCCATTCTCAGCTTGGCTATATCTTCTTCGCCCTTGGCAATGTCCAGAAGGTGTGTTACTGGCTGCCCCTCGGCGCGGAGGACGGTAAGCCTTTTAGATAACGCCATTCTGTACTCGCGCTCCGTTTCGGCCTTTTTCCGTCCTCGCGGTTTAAGCTCCTGCACCGCCCTATCAAGTAGGGCTTGCTCTGTCATTATTTCGTCCCACAGCTCCATTTAAGCCCCCTTTGCGTTCAGCTTGTCGAGCGTGGTGTTTAACTGCTCCCGCGTCATATTCCACACGTCCACGCCGTAGTTCTTTTTTGCCGCCTTATTGGCTAAGTCCACACTCCCCTTACACAGGGCTATGACTTCTTCCTGCATGGCCTTTATCTCAGGATCAGGGGAAAATGTGTCGTAAACATTGGGCTTGAATTTCGAGCGGGATGGAGACGTTGCATAGGTTTCTGTTTCTGACTGGGCAAACTCATCACTCTCGCTATCGGACATTATTCCAGAGTAAGCGAATTTTGAAAGTTTCAACACAACGCGGTCAAACAACCTTTTATACGCCATGGCGTATGGATAAGCGTTGCTACAGTTTTTGTCGCTTACCTCGCCTACTTCGTAAATACCCTGTTCATCATTGCAATAACTGTATACCAGTGAGTTTTTATATCCGTCCTTGTCGAAAAACACACAAGAAGGAGTGAATTTGCTTTCAAGACAGTCATTGATCTTTAAACACCCGTTGTGGCTGATTATTAGGCCGCTGTACGCCATCTTGTCCTTCTTTGCGGTGAGATTCATCAGTATCCAAAAATCAGCCTCCGTAAGGCCATATTTGCCGCTATTGATAGCCTCTATGGCCTTTTCCTTTGCGGCAATATACTTCGGGGATTGCCATACCGGCTTATCTCCATCTTTTGTATGTTCTACAGTCTTTTCGTTAAACATGCTCCCCCTCACTTTATCTGTAAATTCTGCTTTACAACGATTTCCGCGCCCTCTGCCGTCCCGCCGGATTTCAGAAGCTCCTTTATCGCCGTTTTATTAGGCACAGGGGGCTTATAGGTCAGAAGCTCGTCATGCCCCTGCGCTGCCCACTTTATAAAGGCTTCCTCGTTTACCTCGACGCTTTCTGACTTTCTGAATGTCAGCTTGTTCCGCTTGCTTTCAAACTTTTCCTTATTGGATAGCTGCATCTGCGTTGCAAGGTAGCCTTTAAGCCACTCGGCCTTATTGGCTTTAGCCTTGGCTCTGGCGGTGAGGTTGTCGGCTTCCTCCTTGATGCTCTTTGCCTCTGCGGCAAGGTTCTTTATCATGCAGGCTACGTTGTCAATTTTGTCATCGAGCTGCATATCAAGGCTTTCGAGTGTGTCACACACGGCTTCTTCGGGTATCTCTCCACGGTCAACCGCGTCCATAAAGTCATTGAGATTCTTCGCTATGTCGTAAAGTGACATCATCTCGCCTCCTGTTTCAAAAGATTAGGGTCATATCGGTCATAGTAGGTATCCTCGAACGGTTTATAGGTTTTAGCTAAAAGGTACTGCTCCATTACTCACCTTCCTTTTCCAGCCTCTTGTCTATCTCGTTACGGTAAAGGGCTTTCCATAGGTCGCGGTCATGCCGCACTTCGGCAAGCTGTTCCGCAAGCATGACGATTATTTCATCTTTTGTCATTTCGCTTTCCTCCTTGGGATAATCAGTTCTTTTGATATGTTTTTAGCTCATTCACTCCACTTGCCTGGCGTTAAGCTTGCCGCGCTCGATCAGTTTGTATATTTTGCGCCTGTCGATGCCCAGCCGCTCCCTCGTCTCATGCGTTGTCAGCCACTCGCCGTCCACTTCGACGATCCACTTCTTTTGTATACGCGGCGGCTCACTTTTCCCGTCCGGTAAAAACAGCGGGCAGGCGCGGATGACGTAGGACTGTATAATTGTCGTGTAGTTTTTGCCGTGGTAATAGTCGCTGCTCTTCAGTGTTGTTTCCCTTGCCTCCCAGCCCTCAACGGGTTCGGGATCGGCGTGGCGAGACCAGCTACAGCCCATGCCCGGCGCGTTGGTCGCCCTCTGGCAACGCCAGCACAGGGTTTGTCCGGTTGTGCACGCTTCCATACCTATCTCCTTTTGCGGGGTGCAAAGGCGTATCCCGCCATGCACCCGATGAAAAACAACGGTATGCCCCAGCTAAAAAATGCTCCCCACATATTTACCTCCTTATTTCCCGTTAAGTTTTTTCCTGATTGTCCGCGTCACGCTTTCGTGGAAATATCCTTTCACATCAAATCGCGTTCTTTCCTGCTTCCGGCGTTCTTCCTGCTTCCTTTTCTCCTGCCGCGCCATTATATCGGCGGCAAACTTTTCTCTGCTTACCATGGCTCACCTCACATAGTACCCGACGCAGTTGTCATATTTGTGCTTCCGCTTGGCTTGCAGTTCAAGGCTTTCATCGTCCTTTGCCATTGCCGCCATGCTCCGCACCAGCACCAGCGGCGAACCCTCATGTGTGCCTTGGAGCCGCCCGTCCTTGAGCATGGCATAAACCGTCTTTGGGTTTACGTTCAGCAGCTTCGCCGCCTGAATGGGCGGTACATACTCGCCGTGCATCTTCACCATGCGTTCCTCCAGCGCCTCGACGCTGTTTATGCGCTCGTCCACGGCAGCGGTTATCATATCCCGCAGCAGCTTGTTAAAATCGTTCATGGCTCATCTCCTGAATAAAAACCTTTCGCAGCTTTCCTTGTACCGGGCATATGTCCGTCTGGCTTTTGCAAAATCGTTGGTCTCAATAATGGTCTGCGTCCCGGCGGGTATGCGGATCAGGACGGTGTAGGTGGGTAGCGTTCTTTTTTTCATTTTCTTTTCCTTTCTTCTTCCCTTCTTTTCGCCTTGTACTCGTTGTACATCGCCCTATACCGGTAGCTGTCCCCGAATACGTTCCACGCGGCCTTTACAAGATTAGGCTCGTAGGGACGTATTTTTTCAAGCTCGTCTGCCGCCTTCGCGGATATCGCACAGCCGCAGCAACCAGTACGTTTCAGGCCGTAAACCTCGTAAGCATCGGAGTAGCGGATACCGTAGTAGTCCTTGTACCATGCCTTATCAGCATCGGATACATAGTACAGGGGTTTGAGCCGGTATTGTCCGTTTGCCGCCTGGGAGAAGCAGAGCGATGTATTATCCTTTCTGGGCACAGACCTCATGCCGCCCTCGTCTCGGCGTTCGCCGGTTATAACCATGTCAAAGCCTTTTTGGACGTTGTGCGCAACGGCCTTTTTGCAAACGTCGCAGCAGTGGTTACTTATTTTGAACTGTGGCGGGTTTTCTTTGATGAAATCCAACATATATTTGGACGAGTTGATTACGAGCTGAATTTCCGGGCGTGGTTCGCCTTTGCCGTTACAGCAGCAAAGAAAACTTATCGTTGTTTTGCAGCCCGGATAGCGTTCGCACAGTTCCGCATATTTTGCCGCCTTGTCCTCTGCTTCAGCATATTCATCCGCGATGCTCAGAGGTATGTTTTTCTTCTGTACACCTTCCAAACCGGCGGACATTATTTTTGATACAAACGGTTGTCCATACTCTCTTGTCGCCAGCACAATATTTTTCTTCGGGCGATATTCTGTAATTTCCACGCCGTACTTATCTGCCGTCTCGCGGACGTGACGCTTTGTAGCCGCCATTTCAAGGCCGGTGTTGAAGAAACAATATTTAATTGGCGGAAGGTCGAATGTGTGCCGCACTTCCTCGATCAGGTGCAGCATAATATCGCTATCACTGCCGCCAGAATAGGAGCATATCGCGTTCGGGTGCTCCACGAGGCGCTTTGCAACTATGCTTTTTATGGCTTCAAACTTTTCGGGTGCTGTAAAATCGGCATAAGCCGGTCTGTCCGTATAAACTCTGCTGCGAAATTGTTCTTTTGACATTTTTTAGTCCTCCCCTAAATCCCCTATGAGGTCAACGCCTATGCCGGCCAGCTCGGCGGCGGAGTATTGGCGTTGGCTGTGGTTCATAAAGTAACTGCCATTGTCCTTTTTGACGTTGGTTTTCGCCGCCGCGAGGTAACCCTCAAATTTCTCCGAGTTAAACAGGGTGCAGGGGCGCATATACTCCTGCATTCTTGTCCCCTTCCATGCTGCCCAGCGGCTGTCTATTACCCGGCGGCAGTCCTCAGGCGTATGGTCCTCCGCAATGCGGGCGTTGATATAGCCGCGGTTTTTCGGCGTTTTTTGATATTTCGTCCCGGCGACGGTGTTGAGGTAGTCTATGACCGCGTCGGCGGCGGTCGTGTCAGTGATCGCATTGCGGGCGGTAGCCTCTCCGGTCTCCCGGTTTATCGTTACTATCAGGGCGGGCCTGCCGTTGATGCTGACAGCGGCCCGGCCTTTTGCGTCCATGTGCTCCCCTATGCTGCGCAGGAGCATGTCGTATATCTCCCGGCTTTCCATGGGTTATATCTCCTTTTTCTCCTTTTTGGTCTCGCTGCGCTCTATGGCTATGCCAATCGCGGCGGAGCCGGTGCTCTTTACGGTGGCCTTTACCCCGTCCGTGGTGGTGATGACCGCTTTATCCACAAATCCGCCGTACACCCGCTCGGCAAGCTGCTGCAATATCTCCCGCGTCTGCTCGTCCACAGCCATGCGCTTCTGGTGCGGATTGCCGGTAAACAACTCCTCGATGACATCCTCTGCCTTTTGCAGGGCCTCAATGCGGTCGCTTTCTCCCCGAAGGGTAGCCTCATGAGCGTCACGGTCGCGTCTGGCCTCCTTGCAGTCACATATGAGGGTAGCTATCCCGTCCTCGTCCGGGTCGTCGATGTTTGGGTGTAGGGCCAAATAGCTCTTGATATTGAGCAGCTGCCCGCAGTAGCGGCAAACGCCGAATGTCCTTTCAGTTGTTTCCATTTTGTTTGTCCTCCTTTGATATGTTTTTTTCGCAATCTTTTTACGAGCAATAGCTTTCCAGCACCGTCAATCTGTAGCTGCCGTCATTATCCGGTGTGTCGTCAATCTGTACCGATTGAGGGATTACAAAAGCGGGGACAACCCCGTATGTGAACAACGGGCCGTCGCAGCAGACGGTGCCATCCATACTGACGCGCCATGCGACGCCAAAGGGACCCCGTGAGGAAAGCCACCAGCTTTGTTCACTGCCGTTAATGGTTTTTTTCCGACTAGCTCGACCAGTAAATAT